TTTATCATATTTATACACTTTAAGTAAAAGGCCTAGTTTTACAGGTAGGGGAACAGATGCAACATCTTATAGTTGGTTTATATGGGATAGAACTTCTGGAAAACAAAAGATAAAAAATAATATAAAATTGACATATAAACAAAAAATATGATAAAATAATTATTGAGAAATTACATTTTGTTGAAAATGAATTAATATATAAAGCTAACCGTTAAGTCGGTATATATTAATGTCGAGTTAAGCCCTTGCGTTATTTAACAATGTAATTTCTTATTTTAAAGGTGGTGAAACAGTGAGAAAAAAAATAATATTTTACGATCCAAACAATGTATTGAGTTTTAATGTAATGTTGTCAATGGTGCTTGGTGCTAGATCGAGAGGAAAAACATACAGTTTTAAAAAGTTTTGCATTGATAAAGCACTTAAAAATGATCAGAAAAAATTTATCTATATGAGAAGATACAAGACAGAACTTACACCTTTGTTAAAACAAAAATTCCTGGACGATTTACAAAAGAACGGTTATTATACTGATTATGAATTAGTTATTAAAGGTAATGAAATTGTTGTAAAAGATCAGGATAATATTAAAAAAACAATAGGTTACTTCCTGGCACTTTCAGAGTCGGTAAAATTAAAATCAATACCTTTACAAGACGTGGCACACGTTATCTTTGATGAATTTATACTTGAAACAGGTGTATTGCATTATATCAAAAATGAAGTCAGTGTGTTTATGTCAATAGTATCAAGTATTAATAGATACCGATCAGGTAACGAGAAATGTCGTTTCTTCCTACTTGCAAATGCAGTTACAGTTACAAATCCTTATTTCATATATTATGGTATAAGATCTGTTAAAGAGGGTATTAATAAAATAGGTAAACAAATTATAGTTGAGTATGATAATAATAAGGTTTTTGCTGAAAGTATGAAAAACACTGAAATGTATGAATTAATGAAACATAGTAAAGACGCAGATTATATTATTTCTAATGAATTTATGCTTGATGATAATATGTTTATTGAAGAAAAATCACCTTATTCAAAGTATTATTGTACTTTGATATACAATAGTAAAAAGTACGGAATATTTTACGATTACACACAAGGTAGATTTTATTGTACAACGTCCGTTGATGATACATTCAAATTAATCTTTGCAGTAAATGGAAAAGATCTCAGACCAAATACAATGATACTGAAAAATAATGAAATCTTTAGGATATTAAAAAAATATTATGTCCAGGGTTTTGTATATTTTGAAGATCAACACGTTAAAGGTTGTTTACAAGGTTGTTTTCAGGCCTTGTTTTCAATATAGATTTATTAATATAACATTATAGAGAGGAGAAGAAACTTGATAGAATTAATTGATTTATTTACAAACAATGGAATAGCAGTTGCGTGTCTTATTTATTTTATGTGGTACAACAACACTACTATTAAAGAGTTACAGGTAACTATCAGACAAAATAGTGAGATACTTCTTTCACTAAAAGAAAATTGCTCATTTAAGAATGAAGAAAAGGAGTAAAAATGGTAAACAAAGATTTAACTTATTCTTATTTAAAATCAAAAGGTTTTAACAATGCACAGTGTTCAGGTATTATGGCGAATATTGAAAGTGAAAGTAATTACAATCCAGGATCACTTGGGGATAATGGAACTAGCTTTGGTATATGCCAATGGCATAAGACAAGATGGGATCGATTAAAAGATTATTGTAGTAAATTCAGTAAAGATATTTACAACCTTTACAGTCAGCTTGATTTTATGATCTATGAATTACAGTTGCATTATGGATCAGTATATCACGATATTATGGTTACTTATCCAACTGACACAGTAGAGTCGGCTTATCGTATAGCATATAGTTTTTGTAAAAATTATGAAATCCCAAATGATACTATTAAAAGATCTCAGACAAGAGGTGATCTTGCAGTGGAGATTTACAAGGGTATTGTTAATACAATTCCAACTCCTGATCGTGTACAGAAAAAATCAGTTGATGAACTTGCTGCCGAGGTGCTCAGAGGTGTATGGGGTAATGGATCTGAAAGAAAAGCACACTTAGAGTCAAATGGATATAATTACAGTGAAGTCCAGGCAAGAGTTAATGAGTTAGTTGGTGGATCTGTATCAGTTCCAACAGAAACAACTTATATCATTCAACCTGGGGACACACTTACAAAAATATCTAATCAGTTCGGTGTACCTATTCAGAAAATAGCTGCTGATAATGGAATACAAAATATAAATGTTATCATATCAGGACAAAAATTAATTATTAGAAAGTAGGTGTAAAAATGAGAAGCTTGAAAAAAATCAAGTCAGACCTGAAAACTGCTAATATTTCAGATCCAGGTGTTTTGGATTTTATTGAAATGGTTGCAAAGGACTATGTTGAAATTTATGATTTACTTGATAAATTAAACATAGATACCACAGTTGAAGAAATTGACTTATCGACAGTATCGCTTGATAATGGTGATACTGAAAGTATTAAAGCTGAACTTGAAAAGTTAAAGTCAGATTATATTGACAGATTTTTTAGTTCAACAGAAACAGAAACAGAAACAGAAAACGAAGAAGATCAGGCAGATCAGGAAGATCCTGAGAAAATAGAAATTGAGGATCTTTTTACAACAGAAAGTGAGGAAGAATAATGGCAACAATTCCACAGATTAGTAAACTGAACGCAAGTTCATCAGGTATCATTAATGCAATTTTAAATTCAGGTATTCCTGAGTTACAGGGGTTACCTTTAGCAAATAACACAGTTGAGTCAATAAGACAGGTGGGAGAGCAGATCACTGCTTTTGAACCTAGACGTAATGCGTTTTTAAATGCTTTAGTAAATCGTATAGCAAAGGTTGAAGTTACAAGTAAAATGTATTCAAATCCTTGGGCTATGTTTAAAAAAGGGTTGATCGAATACGGTGAAACAATAGAGGAAATCTTTGTTGGACTTACAAAACCTTTTCAGTATGATCCAGGTACTGCCGAGAGTGAAATATATAAGAGGGAAAATCCTGACGTGAGAGCAGCTTTCCATTCAAGAAACTTTCAGAAGTTTTACAAGGTTACTATTGAAGAACAGGAGTTAAAGAAAGCCTTTTTAACTATGGACGGTGTAACAAATCTTGTTGCAAAGATCGTTGATATGCTTTATAGTTCAGCTAATTATGATGAGTTTTTAGTAATGAAATATATGCTTGCTAGATTAATGATAGACGGAAAAATTAAACCTATTGAAGTGCCTGCAGTTAATTCAACTAATATTTCTGAAATAATGGTTGAAATGAAATCAACTCTTGATAATATGTCTTTTATGTCAACAGAGTATAATATGGCGAAAGTTCGTAACTTCTCAGACGTTGAAGAATTATATCTTTTAAAGACTAATAAGTTTTCAAGATATGCAGACGTTGAAGTACTTGCAAATGCTTTCAATATGGAAAAGGCTGACTTCTTAGGACACCAGGTTAAAATTGATGATTTTGGAATAATGGATACAGAAAGATTAGCAGAAATATTTGAGTGTGATCCTGGTTATGTTGCTTTTACAACAGAAGAGCTTACACTTCTTGCAAGTGTTATTGGTGTTGTTGTTGATGAAAAATTCCTTATGATCTATGATAATGAGTTAGCTTTTAAGCAGCTTGAAAATCAACAGGGGTTATATTGGAATAATTGGTTACACACTTGGAAAACATTTTCAGCTAGTCCTTTTGCTCAGGCAGCATTATTCACAACAACTGCTAGTACGATAACTGCATTAACTCTCACTCCTAGCACACTTTCAATGTCTCCTGGAACTCAGGCACAGTTGAGTTATACTGCTACTAGAACAGGTTTTACAGATATTGAAGTTACTTGGGAAATAGTTGAAGAAACTACAAAGTCTTATGTCACACCTCAGGGACTTGTGGTTATCGGTGCTGACGAAACTGCTGATACACTTACAGTTAAGATTACTTCTGTTATTGATAAAGATATTTCAGATACTTCTGTTATTACAATACTTTAGAAAAGAGGTTAAGCTATGGGACTCACAGTTATTCAACCAACAGGTACAATAAAATTACTTGCGAACGTGCCACTTGATAGTAAGTATCAACACACTTTTTCAAAGAAACTATTCCCTAGCGAGTCCAACCAAATTTCATATTTTTCAGGTTTTGCAGTTCACTCTTACGTGAACTGTACACCTGTAAATATTAATAAAAATATGATAAAGGTTGCTATTAATTCAACAGATATTATTGACTGCAATTATATTATGTTTCAAAACTCTAATTTTAACACAAAATGGTTTTATGCTTTTATAACAGACGTTGAGTATTCAAGTCCTAACTCTTGTGTTGTTAGTTATGAGTTAGATGTAATGCAAACATTTTTATTTGATTATAATTTCAAGAGATCTTGGGTTGAGAGGGAACACGTTACAGATGATACACCAGGTAATAATTTAACAGAGGAAAACTTGGAAATGGGTGATTTTAAGTTCGGATCTCCTGTTGAACTATTGGATCAGGAAGAATATGGAATTGTTATTGGTCGAGTTAAGTCAACTAATGAAAATAATACAATGATCAATAATATGTATTCAGGTATCAAATATCTTTATTATTCAACCACTGCAGACTCTTTAGCTTTTCTTAATGCAATGTTAAACACATTAGAGCAGCAAGGAAAACTTGATGAAGTTTTATTTATGTATATGATACCCTCAGAGTTAGTAGGTTGGGTTAATACAGATCTTGGCCCTGTAAATCTTTACGACTATTATGTAACACCAAGACTTATCCAAAAGAATGGTCTTAATAACTTATCAGATATTGACGGTTATCAACCTAGTAACAAAAAACTTTTTGCTTATCCGTATAATTGTTGTCACGTGACTAATAATTGTGGTTTATCAACAGACTACCATTTTGAGTTGTTTAATAGTAGTTACGATATTGATATGACTTGTTATTTTGGTGTTGGTGGAAATCCTCAGCTACAGTTAATTCCAAATAATTATAATGGTTTAGGTAAAAATTATGAGGAGGGTTTGGCACTTAATAACTTTCCACTTTGTGCGTGGAGTTCTGACACCTTTGCTAATTGGTTTGCTCAAAATTCTATAACCAATGCAGCAAGTGTGATTGGTGGTACTGCAAGTTTAATTGGTGGTATTGTTACTGCAAATCCTTTGCTTGTGGGTGGTGGGTTAGCTGCTATCGGATCAACAGTAATGGCAACAACTCAGGCTGCTATTCAACCCGATCAGGCGAGAGGATCCGTAAATAACGGTAGTTCTAATTTAGCAGCCAATAAGTTTGGTTTTACTGCTTGTAGAAAATTTTTAAGAAGAGAGTATGCAGAAAGATTAGATCACTTTTTTACAATGTTTGGATATAAGATAAATAAATTAAAGATACCTGAAACAGTAAACAGACCTTATTTTAACTATGTGAAAACTATTGACTGCAATATTCAGGGTAATATTCCTTTTGGTAGTATCGAAAAAATAAAGGATATTTACGATAAAGGTATTACATTATGGCATACTTCACAGATCGGTAATTACGATCTAAACAATACTATATAAGGTGGTGAGAAATTGAGTAGAAAACAAAGAAAGCGGCGAGCAGATTATTTAAACAAGGAAACATATTTATATTATTATAATCAGTTAAGGCAGCTTATGTTGTGTTGTTTTGAGTGGAAAAATCTTCCTGATACTTGCTCAGATAGAATTTTAGAACAGTCATTGTATAACCAGGGATCAGCAGTATTCTTTAAAGATGATATAGTAGGTTTTCTTGCTTTACCTGTTAATTTAGTAGGTAACTTTGACGTAAATGGTGAGTCAATAAACAGGGCAGCTTATTCAAATTATAATAATTATAAAAACAACTTGACTAATAAAAACAGTGTTGTAATTTATAATAACTATCACAGAATGGGTTCAGAAAGTATTGTATCACATTATGCTTTAAGACTTTATAACCTGGAGAGATCTATTGATATTAATTTATCTTTGCAGAAGTTCCCAACTATTATAAAATGCAGTGAAAGTCAACGTCTGACAATGGAAAATCTTTTTAATGATTACGAGGGAAACCAACCATTTATATTTGGTGACACTGCCTTAGACACAACAGGTATTGAGGTGTTAGACCTTAAAGCACCATACCTGGTAGACAAGTTTGAAATGCAAAAACATATGATAATGAGTAACTTTTTAAATGCAATAGGTATAGAAAATTCTAATGCAGATAAAAAAGAAAGACTTGTATCTGATGAAGTTGGTGCTAATGACGGTATTGTTGAAATGAGTAGGTATATTTATTTAAACGAAAGAAGAATTGCTGCAGATAAAATCAATAAAATGTTTGATCTTAATATTGAAGTTGGTTATAGATCTAATCTTGATACAGAGGTTAACTTTGGATTTATTGATCCTGAGATCCTGGAACAGAAAAGAGGTGTAGACAATGAGTAATTTCACAACACAGATCAGATATATAATAGAGTCGGTGACTCAGGGTGTTGAGTATACTAATCTTAATGATCGTATTGAAAAGGCTTGTCCTTTGATATTCAATTTTGATTATCCTATTTGGAATGAGGAGTATAAAACAACACTTGAAAAAAAGATACTTCTCAGATATTTTAATAAAGAAATCGGTCTTGAAACTTACGGACTTTGGAAAGTATACTTGCAAGAAAAGTTGAACTCCATAATGCCTTATTATGTTGAGTTATATAACGCAACAGTTCCTGGACTTGACATAACAAAAGATACAATTATTAATACAATTGTTAATTCAACTAAAAACACTGATATGACAGGAACTGAGGGTGTAAATACAACAGGATCTGTTAATACTGACATAGCTGATAATAAAAATCAGACTATAAACGGAACTAATAACACTGTTACTTTAAACAATGACTTTCCACAGAGTCCTCATAATAACACTACTACTGACTACACAAGTAATTCACAAAATGTTGATAACACAGTTGCAAATACTACAATTAATACTGATACTCAAAGTGTTGATAGTAGTAATAGTGAGGTAGTTAACAGGACTAATAATGTTGACAGTGAGGAAGTAAATACAATGAGTAGCACAGTAACAGGATCTTTGGCTGCTGATAAGATACTTGATAACATAAAAAAGAAAAGAGATTTAATCAATAACATTGATAAAATGATAGTTGACGAGTTGGTGGATCTCTTTATTTTACTATACTAAGAGAGGTGATATAAATGGCATTAATAAAAATGGAGGGATTTAAGGCTTGGGTGCAGTCGGCTTTACCAACTGTTTACGATGATAGTTTGAGTTATTTTGAGTTATTGTCTAAAGTTGTATATCAATTAAATAGTGTTATTACAAATTATAATGATATGGTTGACTATGTTGAAAATTTTACCGATATAACAAATGAAACTATACAGGAATATATTGCAGCATATAACACATTAAAGGAATTTGTTGATAATTACTTTAATAGTTTAGATGTACAGGAAGAAATTAATAACAAGTTGGATATAATGGCAACGGACGGAACTATTTCTGATCTTATAAATGAAACTATATTTGATGATCTTAATGATAAAATTAATAGTGTTGCAAGTGGTAGTCCTAAAGGTGTTTTTGCAACTTTGGCAGCATTACAAGCAGCATATCCAACAGGAAACGGAAATATATATGTTGTAAGTGATACAGGTTATTGGTATTATTACAGTGGTGGTTGGCAGCAAGGTGGTGTTTACCAGGGTGTATTATTGTCAGATAATTCAGTTATATATGAAAAAATTGACAGAGAAACACTTAATAAACAGTTTGAGGGAGTTAATGTTTTAGATAATACTATTATATTTAAAGGTAAGTATTTAGAAAATAATAACACACTTATAACATCATCAACTATTGCATTGAGTGATTATGTGTTGTTAGAACCTTTTCAATATTATACTTTCCCTAACAAATCATTACAAACAGGTTGTTTTTATGATAAAGATAAAAACTTTGTTAGCGATATTTATCAACACTTTATTGGTAGTACTTCCACTGTTAAAGTACCTAGTAATGTAAGATATTGTATTGTAAATATGAACATAAGTGATATTAATAATGTTTTGTATTATGCTAATTATAAGATAATTAAAGGTAAAGTTTATACAGAACTAATGAAAAATTATAGATTTAGTGGTAGTGTTGTTGGTGGTAATAATATTTTAGATAAAAGTATTAGAGAAAAACATATTAAAACAGTTAATAATCTTTTTGATAAAACAACAGTAACACAGGGTTATATTGATGATTTAGGTGATGTTCAATCTTCAACAACTTTAGCATATAGTGATTATATACCTATTGATTATAAAGAAGTTTATACAATTAAATATCTAAGTAGTTCACCAGGCGTGTGGTATGATGAAAATAAAAATGTTATCACTAAAATATTTGGTGAAACAGGCCCTATCAGATCATTAATTCCACCTAACAATGCAAGATTTGTTAGAGTAAATGTAAATATTGCTGATAGTAATAGTGTTATTGCAAAAGATAGTTTTATGTTTGTAAATGGATTTGATTATCCTAACTACTATATACCATTTAACAAAATATCTATTCCTTTTATGTATGGAAAATATTTACCAACCGAAAGTATTTTGAATGGTAAGAAAGTTGCTACGTTTGGTGATAGTATCACTTGGTATGATGGAAAGCAATTTGGCAGTGCTCACAGTGAAAGTCCAAATTATTGTATTGGATATCAAAGTTATTTAAGGGATAATGGTTGTGTTGTTAGTAATTATGGTGTCAGTGGTGCTAATTTACAGGGTATTTATAATACAATATCAACAACGAATTTAGATAATCTTGATTATATTACCATAACAGGTGGTGTAAATGATTGGGCTCAGTTAATACCTTTAGGTGATATTGCTGCTATTGGATCTGTATTTTCTAATACAACAGTTGGAAACTTGCAGAAAGCTATTGAATATATTTTAAATTCAAGTAATAAGAAAGTTAAGATACTTTTGATTAGTCCATTAAGAGCATACTTTAAACCAACAAGCAAAAGTACATTAAAAGGAACAGAACTTCCAAAAGATTATGCTATCAAGTTTAAAGAAGTTGCATCATTATACGGTATTGAATTTTTAGATATATACAATGAAATAGGATTTAATCTATTAAACTTTAGTTATTGGTACAAGGATATTGGTGTCCTTGGTGATAGATATGTTCACATTGGTAATGAGGGTTATAAAAGATTTGGTGAATTATTAGTCCCTAAGATGAAGAATTTTTAATAAAAGATAAAGAGGATCTGTTTATACAGGTTCTCTTTTTTTGTTGTCCGATCCGTCCAGGATAGACACTATACTATTCCTATCGTTTTAGTAGGAAAAAACAATGCGAGTGTCCGTCAGTGACAAACAAAAATGGGGAAATGCTTTTTGTGGTTGTCCGT